AATGCAATTTGTGGTTTACGGACAACTAGCCTAATAGACCCATGGACTCTACCCACACCCCAGCAGCAGTAGGCATATTAGGAATGTTAGGAACCTTTACGTTATCAGACATCAACGCTCTCGTTGGTATCGGTGTAGGCTTACTGAGTCTACTTTATTTAATCATTAGAATCCTTAAGGAATGTCGAACGAAATAGAAAACCAAGAAGAAAAGCTCAATGCCCTCCAAGGGCTGCTTATTGATGAGTTTATCGCCCGCATTAAGTCAGGCGAGGCTGCACCAAGCGACCTCAATGCCGCTAGACAGTTACTGAAGGACAACGGCATCCACGCCGGGTTGTCCAAAGGCAACCCTCTGGAGCAACTGGCAGACATCTTACCCTTTGACGCAGCATCCAATGGCTAGAAATTACAGAAAAGAATACGACAACTACCACAAGTCAGCACGACAGAAGAAACGCCGTGCTGGCCGTAACAAAGCCCGTGCCCTCGTCATCAAGAGGAGAGGCAAAAAGGCCGTTCAAGGTAAGGACGTTCATCACGCAGACCGCAACCCTCAGAACAACGGTGCGAGTAACCTGAAGATTCAGAGTAAGAAGAAGAACCGAGGAAACAACAAGTAACAGTGGACATTCCAGACAAATTAAAAGACTTTAGAAACTTCCTGTATATTGTCTGGAAGCACCTAAACCTACCCAGCCCTACACCTATTCAATATGAAATCGCCGCTTACATGCAAGGAGGAGATAGACGAGCTATTATCGAAGGCTTTAGGGGAGTCGGTAAGAGTTGGATTTGCTCTGCATACATTGTCCACCAACTCCTCCTCGACCCAAGTAAAAACATACTTGTTGTCTCTGCTTCAAAGACAAGAGCGGATGACTTCAGCACTTTTACACTTAGACTCATCCATGAGCTCCCTATTCTCGCTCACCTTAGACCCACCGCCTCACAGCGATTTTCAAAAATCTCCTTCGACGTCGGACCAGCCCCAGCCTCCCACGCCCCCTCCGTCAAATCCTTGGGAGTCACGTCTCAACTGACAGGTTCCCGGGCTGACATCATTGTTGCGGACGATATTGAGGTTGTTGGCAACAGCGCCACCCAAGGGATGCGCGACAAGCTAGGCGAGCAGGTCAAGGAGTTTGACGCCATCATCAAACCAGAGGAAGCGTCCAGAATCCTATTCTTGGGAACCCCTCAGTGTGAGGACACCATCTACAACAAGCTCACCGAGCGGGGATACAAGAAGCGCATCTGGCCAGCTAAATACGTCACCCAGAAGACAAACGAGGCTTCCTACGACGGAACCGTAAGTGACTATTGTGTCAACGATGAACATGAGGGGGAATCCACGGAACCCCTGCGGTTCTCCGACATCGACCTAGCGGAGCGTGAGGCGTCCTACGGGCGCACCGGGTTTTCCATGCAATTCATGCTGGATACCCGCCTTAGTGACCTAGACCGATACCCACTCAAGATTAGTGACCTCGTAGTGATGTCTGTGGATTCCACAGTGGCCCCCGAGAAGCTTGTGTGGGCCCGTGACCCTAATTTGGAGTGGGACTCCTCTGTGCCCAACGTAGCGCTCTCAGGGGACCGTTTCTACAGACCCATGCAAACCCTTGGGGACTACATCCCATATACAGGCTCTGTGATGTCCATTGACCCCTCTGGGCGAGGAAAGGACGAAACAGCCTTCAGCATCGTTAAGATGCTCAATGGTTACCTCTACGTCCCGGACGGAGGGGGAATGCAAGGCGGCTACAGCGACGACACCCTAAAGGCCCTCGCCGTCAAAGCCAAGGAACACAAGGTGAACGCCATTGTGGTCGAGAGTAACTTCGGTGACGGTATGTTTGTGGAGTTGTTTAAGCCCATCCTAACCAAAATACACCCTTGCACCATCGAGGAGGTCAGACACAACACCCAGAAGGAACGAAGAATCATCGACACCCTTGAGCCCGTGATGAACCAACACAGGCTCGTTATCGACCCCAAGGTCATCCAGAAGGACTACGAGAGCGCCCAGCGCTACCCCAACGACTCACAACTCAAATACCAGCTCATATACCAGCTCTCACGCCTCACTAATCAACGAGGAGCCATCACCCACGATGACCGCCTAGACGCCCTCAGTATGGCCGTAGCCTACTGGACGGAACAAATGGCCCAAGACGCCGACAGGCGCATGGGGGACCGCAAACAAGACCTCCTCAAAGAGGAACTAGAGAAGTTCATGGACAACTTCAGCAACCAAGGAAACTCATGGCTATAAACAACAACAGAAGCTCTATACAGGTAGCGGGAATGAAAATCCCTCTAATCATTGTTGAGTCCTTCCCCGACGGAACCCTCGGCGAATACAACGGTAACACCCGGGAAATTAGCCTGAGTAAGGAGTGTTTTAAAGACGAGGGTCTTTTCAGGTCAACACTCATCCATGAAGCGGTTCATTGTGCGTTGGACCTCAGTGGTGCCAACTACGGCATGACAACAAAAACTGAGGAACAGGTGGTTACCGCTGTGGAGGCTCTAGTTGTCCCTGCGGTGAGGCTCATAGACAAAGCATTCCTAAAAGACTCTTTTTAAGAGGTGGTGTCTTTATACAACAACAATCTTAAGAGGTGGTGTCTTTATACAACAACAATCTTAAGAGGTGGTATATATGGACGCAGGGGGGACACTCTGAGTGTACTCAGAGCTGACTAAAAACAACCATCGTTAAAAACAACACCTAGACCTAGAACTGAAGTCGAATGTGAGCGATAGGGTTTGTTATAGGTTATTTACACTTACTCCCCCACCTGAAGCACACTCTAAGTGTACCACCACGGGCCCTTTGTCAAACAAAAAACCGAAAAAACTTCTTTTTCACCCTTTTTCTAGCTTTTTTCCCTTTTAGGGGTTGACCTTTTGACCTCTTTTTGTACTTTTACGCGTGTGTTGTGTGTAAAGACCCTCTGAGCCTCACTTACGTCGAACGCTCAGGGGGTCCCCCAACTACTTAGTGGACAAATACTCAACATACTGAACCAAACACTTAATAAAACTCAACATGATTAACGAATTTACCTTGTTTTGCGCAGTGGCTTTCATCGGGTTTGCTATTGGATGGTTTCTTATCTCCCCTAAAGGGTGATGAGCGACCCGAAAATAGACCCTGAGCGCATGGAGAAATGGAAAGCGAACACGCTGCCTGTTCCGTCAGTGGAACTCCTAAAAGGTAAAGGTTCGTCTCCATCTTCCAGCGCCTCCCGTGTAGTTAATGGTTTCCCAAGGTTGTCATCACTGGACCACTCTCAGTCAAGCTATATGGGTGGTTTAGGTGCAAAAATCTGAGGGGGTAGCGTATTACGCAGGGAGCGCGAGCACCCCCGGCACCCCCACCACACTCCGCCACCGCGCACACAAAATACCCAGCGGTAAGCCACAGGACAAAGCACGAAGCTTCATCGGACCACAAGCGGTAAGCCAGCACAAAAAAGACACACAGCGCTACCGCTGGCGCAAGCACACAGGGCCAGAGGACCACGCCGCCCGCCCTGAACGGCCCGAAGCCAGACAGCAAGCACGCAAGAGGAGGAGGGCTCAGGGTAGGCACAGAGTGAAGCGCAGAGTGGGGCGCAGAGTGGGGCGCAGGGTGAAGCGCAGAGTGAAGCACTAAGGGAGCCTTGGGTGGTTCGCGTGTTCTTCTTTTTGCATGCGTTTTTTGCATAGCACATAGGTTACACTAATAACACCATGTAGTGTTCTTCGGGTCACACGCTCCACTAAGCTCCACTCATAGCCTCACTCATAGCTCCACTCACTGACTATCATGGAGTAAAACATCCGCCCTCAAGGCGAGCCTCGGGAGCTAAAGAACGAACTAACAGAGTCATAGAGCTACGTCTCTCTCTCTCCTCCTCCTCCTTCTCCTCCTCCACGCACACACAGAGTAACTTATTGTTGTATGATTAATTCATTCCTAAGCTATTGTCGCTTCTCAGTCATGTGCTTATAC